CGGCTTATGTTGCAGAAATGCAAGATGTCGGTAAAGACGAAAAAGTTGATAGGTGTGTTGAGGAATATATAAGAAAACAATCGAAATCATATGCAAGAGTTGTACAAAACAACCTTTATAACTTGATGCAAGCACTTGGGAAAGTGGATGGGCATAGTATAACATACGATGAAAAGATTGAAACACTTGCTAAGATACAATGCGAAGCGTATTATAAGATGGGTGTGTTGAAATAAATGTGTGGCTTTGTAGAGCCGGTTGAGCACCTGTAATTCATAATTAGAGTCACTGTGTTAACGCTGTCGACGGCGAACATACGTCTAACAATGGATGGAGCAGCACTATCTTCTACATGGGATATGTAACTGCGGGGGATCCGAAATGCAGGATGGGGAATTTAGGGTGGGGAACCTAAATACACATATTAGGGTAGATAGCAATATCTACCCTATTTTTTTGACTTTTTAAACGGCCTACGCTATAATTGCGTTATTATGAAATACTTATTTTTAGATGACGAACGCATGCCGGGAGATGTTACATGGATTGCAATCGGCTCGGGCAAGCCCTATCATGAAGGCCGAGGTGCGAACTGGGCAATTGTTCGTTCGTTTAATCAAGCAGTCGATTGGGTTAAGGTTAATGGGTTCCCCGATGTGATCAGTTTCGATCACGACCTTGGGTATGAGGAATATGATACAACCGACACTGGCATTGTAATTGTTACTAATGCAACTGAAGAAAAGTCGGGCTATGATTTTGCTAAGTGGTTGGTTGAGTACGATATGGACACGGGTCTAATGCCTGAAAATTTCAGCTTCACTGTTCATTCGAAGAACCCGATCGGTGCAGCAAACATCAGTGGATACCTTAACTCGTATATTGCATCGAAAAAATAAGCAAGTGATAAATAATAACATACAACTACCTTAGGACCATTTGGTGTTGTGGCGCGCAGGCGTCGGGAAGGGTTATGATTCGCTACCATAACCCTTCTTTTTTTGGATAAAAATTATGAAACGAACATACACAGATCGAAAATACACTATTAAGGAACTTGTTCCTCGTAACTTTGTGGCCAAGAATGCCAAGACATCGGGTGCAGGATCTCATACTGAGAAGAAATTCTCCAGGAAAGAGAAGCACAAACATATTCCGATTTACGAATAATAACATACTTTTCTTTTCACTTCACTAAATACCACAAAGCAACTATGAATAGTTGCTTTTCTTTTTTTAAAAGCGTTAAAATTACAGCAGCAAAAGGGTATTAAAATGGCTGAAAAGAAATCATCCGTCGCATTTGTTATGTGGGCCAGGCCCAATTTCACACAGATCGTACGAACACACAAAAATTATAGATCCAACTTCCATGGAGCAATGCTTTATGCTCATTATGAACTATCGGCAATCGATTTAAAGAAGGAAGTTGTTAAGTATCTTAAGAATATAGATCCTAAACATCCGTTACTTGAAAAGATAAAAGATCTCCACGAGAATAGGCTTACTACAGTCGGTAAGTATTTTTATGTTATCAACAACGGCGGCGAAGTTCCACTGGATGTCTTGCCTAAATTGATACCCGACATTGAGAGGACTCTGCGTGAAGAAGAAGAAAAACAGGCAAGACTTAAGGCTATCGAAGAGTCAGGACCCGGGACTATTAACAATTCAGCAACTGTTAAAGGAACTATTTCCATCCAGGATAGGCTACGCGAGAAGTCTAGGGAAGTTGCCGGCGAAGTGGAGGGGTGGTTAGACGACTTCCTGCTGAATAAGAAAATAGAGATTAAGGCAGTCCAAGATTTTTCCAATCTCTTTAAGGCAAATAGTCTAAAGTCAGCACACATGGGACATATTCGTGCAACATTTGATAAACGGGCCAAAGAAATTAATGAAGCATTAGACGGAACTGACAAACTACTTGTAGAAGCATATTCTAATTTCACCAAACCAGAATTAAGGAAACTTTCAACCTTCTACAAGAATCTTTTCGCAGCGTGTGATATGATCAAGGAAGTTGCTAAGATCGAAAGAGCACCGAGAAAGAAGAAGCCAGTGTCAACAGAGAAACTAGTTGCAAAATTAAAGTTCAAGAAAGAAGATTCTTCTTTAGGTATTGTAAGTTTGAGTGCTTCATCTATTATTGGAGCAAAGGAAGTTTGGACGTATAATACAAAAACTCGCAAATTAACTCACTATAAAGCAACAAGCGAGCAGGGCATTAACGTTAAGGGCGCGAGTTTAATTGATTTTTCAACAGAATCTGCAGAAAAAACACTACGTAAGCCCGCAGAGACTCTAGCTGAGTTTAAAAAAGCAAGCAAAGTAAAATTACGCACTTTTTTAAAGGATCTAACAACGCTCGACACCGTTCCAACGGGAAAGATAAACGAGCATCATATATTGCTAAGGGTGGATAAATGAGTGTGCATACATGCCCTGCATGCGGAAAGGTGTTTCACCTAAGAACAGATGCAAAACATCCATATGAAATGTTGTGCTTCTTTTGTGAAAAAGAAAATAAGGGAAATAAAATGAAACTGTTTTTAGATACTGAATTTACTTCTTTAGACCATGAAGCAAAATTGATAAGCATTGCACTGGTTAACGAAAATGAAGACGGATTCTATGCCGAGCTCACTGACACATATTCCATGGATGATTGTTCGTGGTTTGTCAAAACAATTGTGTTGCCGGGTCTAAAGGGAAAGGACTTCCAAATGACATTCAACGAATGTGCATTAAAACTGGCGTCCTTTATCGAAGACCACGATGAGAGATGTATTATTGTTTCAGATGCACCGTCATGGGATATGCCTTTCCTAAGAAAGCTTCTTGAGCCAATGTGGCCAGAAAATCTAGAGGAAAATCAAGTTCATACAATCTTTGTCCCTGATGCAATCAAGACAGAAATTTTCAAAGATACAAATTTGTACGAACATAATGCACTTTCAGATGCAATAATGATGAGGAGAGCCTTCGCCAAAAAGGATAATAACCGATAAATATTGAATATCGGAGATAAAATATGTCCTCACAAATAACACCACGTGTCAATCTAATAAAGCAAGTCGAGCTAATGCTCGGCTCTCAAATGGTTGATGTTGAATTAGATCAAGAACATTACGACTTGTCCATAAATATCGGAATTGAAAAGTTGCGTCAGCGTTCCGACGGTTCGATGTTAGAGAAGGATATATTCTTGCACGTTACACGTGATGTTACAGAATATACACTACCGGAAGAAGTGCAGGAAGTTAGACGGTTGTATAGAAGAGGCGTCGGAGCTCAAACAGGTGGTGGTGTCAATTTCGATCCAGTCGATGCAGCATTTTACAATATCTATCTTCTTCAACCAAACCGTTCTGGTGGTCTTGCGACATGGGATATGTATAATCAGTTTCTTGAAACATCTGAGCGTTTATTTGCAAGCCAGATAAATTTCAACTGGGATGTTAACAGCCATAAACTCACACTTCTTCGCAGATTCAATGCTGACGAAGATGTATCTGTTAGAGTATGGGCACGAAAATCGGAAGATGATATTATTAACGACCCTTACACCGGTCCCTGGTTAAGATCCTATGCTCTTGCTCAGGCAAAATTAATGCTCGGACAGGCAAGAGATAAGTTCCCCGGGGGTTTCGCCGGCCCATCCGGAAATATTATGCTTAATGGTGCAACCATTAAGCAAGAAGCAATAGCAGAAATTGCTTTACTCGAGGCTGAACTACTTCAATTCACCACAAGTTCAGACGGATTTGGATTTACTATCGGCTGATCGAAAAATAGCTCTTCGATCACGAATCCCTGTATAATTACGTTGAATAACAGAAGGGGATTTTATGATTATAGGTCTATTAGGATTCATAGGTAGTGGCAAGGGCACGGTAGCATCGAGACTGGTGCAATCTCATAATTTTCGTCAAGACAGTTTTGCAGCCAGTCTTAAGGATGCGTGTGCTACTATTTTCGATTGGCCACGCCATTTACTCGAAGGTGATACAGGTGAATCTAGAGTATGGCGAGAAACTGTCGACCAATGGTGGGCAGATAAGCTTAATATACCACAGTTTACACCAAGGCTGGCATTACAGCAAATGGGTACTGATGTGCTAAGGAACCATTTTAACCCAGATATATGGTTCCTGACAATGCAAAATCGCATAAGAAAGAGTCCAGACCAAAGTGTTGTCATCAGCGATGTAAGATTTCCTAACGAAATCGAATTTTTGAAACAATCAGGCGGAATTCTCGTTAGAGTTTCACGCGGAATGGACCCAATTTGGTATAGAACCGCAGTTGCAGCTAATGCAGGGAATGAGGAATCTATCGAGATTATGAAAAAATCATTCCCGAACGCACACCTAAGCGAATGGGCGTGGGTAGGATCCAAGTTAGATTTTTATATTACAAATAACGGCAGTCTTGACGATTTGTATAATCAAGTGGATGATTTAATTTTGAAAATTTGATCGCATTAACTGCTATTATTAGAGCCGGTGTTTGAGCGTCGATTACAATGGATATGTATAAATATATGAAAGAAAAAGTGACTTTTCATAATATTTATACGGAGACCATCACATGGCAGTTTTAGTATCACCCGGCACAAGCATATCAGTAATCGACCAAAGCATGAACGTAGGTGCAGGTCCGGGAACTGTACCTCTTGTGTTCATTGTAACACAAGAAAATAAATTAGACTCGTCCGGCACCGCAATTGCGGCCGGCACTTTGAAGGCTAACGCTGGAAAAGTTTGGTCAATCACCTCACAAAGAGATCTAGTCTCAACTTTCGGAACTCCTGTCTTTGCACAAGTTAGCGGTTCCTCTATTAACGGATACCCACTTAACGAATATGGCCTTTTGGCAACATATTCTTATCTTGGAATTTCTAACCTAGCCCGTGTTGTTCGTGCAGATATCGATACTGCGCAATTAGAAGCAACGCCTGTCGAACCAACTAGTCCTGCAGCAGTGGGAACCTATTGGTTAGACGAATCCGGCAGCACAACAGGTTCTTCATATGGTCTTTTCAAGAGAACAGGCCCGTCTGGAAATGAAGTATGGACATCTTGCACTGTCAAGTATGTCTATAACTACGCAACAGGAACATCGAATGCCCCGTCCTCGTCTGACGGTATTGTCGGCGATTTTGCTGTTATGTTTCAGACAGTAAACGGCAATCTTTCTTACTGGACTAAAACCAACTCTGGCTGGACTATGATCGGGTCTTCCGGGTATGATGTTATCATTAGCACAGTATGGCCAGACCTTTCGTCGGTAACTCAGCCATTCTGGATTAAGGCTTCTTCTGCGGCACAAGGTGCAAATCTTGTTATTCGCAGAATGGATGCAACTACATCTTCTTTTGTACAAGTCGAAGCACCTATCCTTGCTAACGATGCTGCTGCTAATACCTATTATAGCACTACATCTACCGGATCTGCTGGCCAACTTTATATTCAGCCAGTTGTTTATAGTACAGGCACAAGTACAAATTCGTTTGAAATTAAGAGATATGTAACACAGAATTCGCAATGGGCACTTCTTGGTACAGTAGTTGGTTCCAAATCTGTTCCAACACAAGGTCCAGCAGTAGGCCAATTGTGGTTTAATTCTCTTATCGGCCTTGATAGCAACGGACAATCCACAATCGATATTTTAGTGTGCGATGGACAAGATCACTGGCAAAATATCAATTTACCCGGATATACAAGTATCCCGGTCGCAGCTGGCCAGCCTACATTGTATGTTCAGTCTGCAGATCCGAGAGATAACCAGATTACTCCTACATTGATTAAGGGAGATATCTGGGTTGATACAGATCAGAGCAACTATCCTGTGATCTATCGCTGGAGCGGTTCTGCTTGGTTGCTTGTAGACAATACAGATCAAACCACACCAAACGGTATTATCTTCAAAGATGCAAGATCTAACCCGGAATATCATTCTACTACCTACTCCGGTAAGTACAACGCCGGGGGAAATAATCCAGACTTAGATCCGGATGCACCTTCTGCTGCACTTTATCCGCGTGGTTTCTTGTTGTGGAATACTCGTTTCTCTACAAACAATGTTAAACAATGGAATTCTCCGTATACATTTGACAGTGTAACAGCAGATCCGGATGATACAAACAACGGTTCTACTGGACGTTGGGTTTCCTACTCCGGCAATGATGCCGAAGGTCGTCCATACATGGGTTCTGCTGCACAGAATATTGTTGTAGTTAATGCACTCAACTCAATGATTCTTACCAACGAAGATGTAAGAGCCGAAGACACATATTTCAACCTGATATCTACTCCAGGGTATGTTGAAACTTCGCAAGCAATGCTTACATTGAATGATTATCGAAAGGATACAGCATTTGTTGTCGGCGATACTCCGTTTACTCTTGCATCGAATGCAACAGCATTGCAAGCATACGCTACCAACAGCAATGGTGCATTGACTGATAATGCAACTGGTATGGTTACACATAGCAAGTATTTCGGGGCATGGTACCCAAGTGGTTTGTCTACCAACACAGATGGCACCTCGGTTGTTGTTCCACCATCGCACATGATGCTTCGCACCATTGCCTATAATGATCAAGTTGCATATCCATGGTTTGCCCCTGCTGGCTTACAACGTGGTGTTATTGGAAACGCTACTTCGGTAGGTTATGTTAATTCTTCCGGTCAGTTTATTGAAACAAAACTTAGCGAAGGTCAACGTGATACATTGTACACTAATAATATCAACCCAATCCGTGTAATGCCATCGGGTGGTATTGTAGCATTCGGTCAGAAGACACGTCAATTGTATTCTAGTGCAACTGATAGAGTTAACGTGGTTCGTCTTGAAAACTACATTCGTTATCAATTGGATATCTTAGCTCAGC